TATTTGATTTCTTCAGTTCATCACAAGTTCATCGAAGCCATTATGAGCACTACCCTCGAGATGCTCTCTGACACGACCAGCGTGTCAATGAATGCCCCACTACCTACTTCACCTGTCATAGCACAGGTTATCACTCAGTAACACAATGCAGATTATCAAGAACTTCTCTGGCGACTCGGTTTTTAACTGGTTCATTGGTATCGTTGAGAGTCGCCAAGATCCAATGGAACTAGGACGCCTACAGGTGCGAGTGTTCGGCACCCATAATCCTTCTCTAACTGAGGTGCCCTCTGCTGATTTGCCTTGGGCTGTGGTGCTTCAGGATACAAATGGCAAAGGATTCTCTACACCTAAAGAGAGTGATGTTGTCGTTGGATTCTTCCTCGATGAAGCCAAGCAAGTGCCCTGTATCTGGGGTGTGGTTCCCGGCATCGAGACTAATGCGCCCTCTACAGGCACAGGTTTCCATGACTTGAGACCTGAGTCGGTTATCGCATTAGCACCTAAGTTCCCAGTGGGTAGAATCTATAACACCGATGGATCAGGCATAAAGATCCTTGAAGCCAACACAGCCAATAGTGCCGTGTTAGAAAGCCTACGTCATCCTAATGCTGATGAACTGAATCAGCCATCTATCTCTGGTGTAACTCGTTATCAGAACCTAGCCAACACGGTGATAGCGGCTCGTAAAAACAACCTTGACCTAAACGTGCCAATCGCCGGAGGTGGTAACTGGTCTGAACCATATCCTGCTTACAATCCTGAGTATCCATATGATGTGGTCACGGCCACTGAATCAGGTCACATATTTGAACTGGATGACACACCAGGCTCAGAGCGTATTCACTGGGCGCACAGATCAGGCTCTTATCAAGAGTTCTACCCAACAGGCACGCTGGTCCAGAAAATCACCAAGAGTCGCTATACGGTGGTAATGGCTGACGATTACCTCCACGTGATGGGTGACTGTAACATCACTGTAAGTGCCGGAGCTCGCATCAAAGTCATAGGTGATGCGGTCATAGAGGTGGGCCAGAACCTCAGCGCTAATGTGGCTGGTGATAGCAGCATGACAGTGGGCGGAGACTTTGCTCTACGAGCCACCAACATCAATCTTCAGGCCGATCAAGACATCACACTCTACTCCGGGACTCAGCATCTTACTGCTACTGAGAGCCTAGACTTCACTTCCCCAGCCACCACTTTTGGGTCTGATGGGGACCTAAACCTGACTGGTTCTGGCAATATGAACCTTCAGGCCGGCAGTCTGAATCTGCTCTGCGATGGCCAGCTTGCTCTGACTGGATCATCTGTGGCTATTGGGAGTGCTGTGCGCATTCAGGGTCTAGAAGCCGTCAATCAGGGTGCTCCTAGTGCCGGAGGAGCCTCCTCTCCTGCTTCTGGGACTCCTGTGGGGCTGCCAGGGGCTATCCCAGAGGGTCAGCCGAACACAGGAGAGGCATCCCCAGAGGAGGTTCCTGTGCCTTTCAATCTGGATCGGGTTGATTTGGATGCCTACACCGGGACTGCCTTCGTTCAGCAACAGTTCCTTACGCAATCGGCCAACAACACCCTGGTGCCACCTGATGCTAATGTGTCGTCTAACACTGCCAACTGCCAATATGATGCTTCGACTAAGACATTCCTGTCGCCATCCTCTACCTGGACCATCAGTGAGAATGGTCTAGCGCTTATTCAGAGCTTCGAAGGCTTTGCCAAGGTGGTCTCACCCGACACTGTAACGGCATATCCTGATCCGGCTACGGGCGGACAGCCATATACGATTGGATATGGCACAACTGGTCCTGCGATAGGCATAACCATCAGCCTCGGTGAGTTGATCAGTCGAGCGACCGCCCAGGAGTATCTACAGGAGGCTATCACCAAGAACTTCCTACCAGTGCTTCAGAAAACAGTTACAGTCCCACTGACTCAGAATATGATCGACTCCTGTTTGAGCCTGATCTATAACATTGGACCAAATAACTGGACGAAGTCTTCAGTTAGATCCTACATCAATGCCCAAAACTGGTGTGGGGCGGCCAATGCTATGCTGCTGTGGAATAAGGCAGCAGGCAAGGTGATAGCAGGATTGACGGCTCGGCGTCAGAAAGAGCGTGCTGTTTTCCTGTCGTGATCCGCCATAAATAACCCACTCCCCAAGAGATCAACTAAATGCCTGGACCATTAAACCTAAGCACGCCACTTCAGACGAGGATCTACTCAGATTTCGGCATAGACTTTATCAGCCATCCAGTTACTGGTGATTTGCTTAAGGTCACCGGTGTCGCTTCAGTGGTTCAGGCTATAGTCAATCTGGTCCAGACCAACCACTACGAGCGCCCATTTCACCCTGAGATTGGCGGCAACGTGCGCAAACTGCTGTTCGACTTGCTGGATCCTGTCACTGCCAATCTTATCAGTGAAGAGATTAAAGACGTGCTAGCCAACTATGAGCCACGGGCAACCGTGTTGGATGTTATAGTAGCTACGGATACAACATTGGAAGGCTATCAAGTGACGGTAGTTTTTACCGTAACTGGTGGAATAAGCACACCCATCGAGATTAGTGTATTTCTTGAGCGGCTGCGATAATGGGCACTACTGCTAACACCAATAAGCTACAAGTGACATCACTTGATTTTGACTCCTATAAGCAGGGGTTAATATCCTATCTGTCTTCTCAGTCTCAGTTCGCAGACTATGATTTTACAGGTAGCGCATTCAACGTGCTACTAGATTTGCTAGCCTATAATGCTCACTATCAAGCACTTTACTTGAACCTCGTTAGCAACGAGATGTTTCTTGATACAGCGGTGCTGCGCAGCACCGTAGTCAGTCATGCTAAGGCATTAGGCTATACTCCACGCAGCATCACTTCACCACAAGCCACCGTCAATGTATCTATCACACCAGCAGCCACGGATAACACATCCATACTAACACTGCCCAGGTTCTCTCAGTTCTCTTCAGACTCGCTAAATGGCACCTCTTATAACTACGTCACACTGGATGATCAGACTGTGACGATTGATGGTGGAACATTTAACTTTACTGAGGTTCAGATCGCGGAAGGCCAGCCTGTGGTAAAGACGTTCCTTGTAGATAGCAGCACCAATCCGAACCAAATGTTCCCGATAACGGATGCTAACGTCGATACAAGCACATTCCAGGTCATAGTTCAGGCCTCTCAGACTAACACCACTAAGCAGACATTCGTTCTGGCTACAGACCTAACTTCTATTGACGCCAATGCTACGGTCTATTTTCTAGAAGAAGGAGCCAATGCGTCTTATAACATTTACTTCGGTGATGGCGTTATTGGACAGGCTCTTCAGGATGGTAATATCCTAGTGGTTTCTTATATTATCACGGCAGGGGATGCCTCTAATGGGCTGGATGGCTTTTCACTTCAGTCTAGTGTGCTGTCTGGTTCCACCTCTAACGTCAGCACTGTTAATCCCTCTGCTGGTGGTTCAGCGCTAGAGACCGTGGCGTCGATCAAATTTACGGCACCTAAAGCCTACGTTGCTCAGAACCGGGCCGTTACCGTAAATGACTATGTGGCACTAATCAACAAGAACTATCCATACTTTGATGCTGTCACGGTATGGGGAGGAGAAACAGAAACACCTCCTGTATATGGCACGGTATTTATCTCAGGCAAGCCTAAGAATGGCTATGGTATCACAGTTGCGCAGCAGCAATACATTATTCAAAACGTCATAGCACCTATCAGTGTGCTAACAGTCAAACCCGTGTTTGTGCTGCCTGACTACAACTACCTTAATTTTGCCTTCGACGTAGATTATGATAGCAATCAGACTCAACTAACAGAGTCTGAAGTCATTGGCGAAATAACCTCAGCGGTAGAGAACTTCGCCAATCTAAACTTCAATACGTTCAACTCAGTATTCCGATTATCAAGACTGCTTAGTGCTGTGGATGCGGCAGATAACAGCATTTTAGGGTCTGACTGTTCAATCCTAATACAAAAGCAGATCACACCCGCCCTGGGCGTAAGCCAGACCTACCAAATGAATACAGGCATTCAGTTGCTACCTGGAACGCCTGCTGCTCACCTTTACAGCAGTCCTTCTTTTACCATCAACGATGCTGGTGGCGTGCCCCGTTCTGCCTTTATTGAAGAGACGCCTAACTCTTACTCCGGTCTCAACAACATCAATATTGTAGATCCAGGTTCAGGTTATAGCAGGGCTCCTACTTTGACCATTACGGGTGATGGTGTTGGTGGCAATGCTTATGCTACTATAGTCAATGGTCAGGTTAATTCAGTGATCATTGATAACCCAGGCAGTGAATATACCACTGCCACCGTTACGGCCAATGGTGGGGGTGGTCTAGGAGCCGAGTTCTCTGTGATCCTCCAAGGTCAGTATGGCGTGCTACGCACCTATTACTACGACCAAAACAATAACAAGGTTATCCTAAATGCCAACGCTGGTAGCATCGACTACATCAATGGCATCATAGTATTAAGCAACTTTGCTCCAATCGCTATCAACAATCAGTTCGGTCAGTTGAACTTGTATGTTCCACCTAAAGCACTGTCTTTTAGCTCTTCGCGCAACATTATCCTGACCCTTAATCCCGATGACCAGAATGCTGTCACCGTCACGATGAATGACGAGAGCGCGTAAGAACCAATCGCTATGACGTCACCAAATTTCCCTACGTCTAACGCGGGCTCATTTGATGCCAACGTCATTTCTCAGGCAGTCTCTCCATTTATATTCTCTCAGTTTCCTGAGTTTATTCGTGAAGGCTCTCCTGCTTTCGTCCAGTTTATTCAGGCATACTTTGAGTTCTTAGAAACAGCAGACTTCGGACCTAACAGTAACTCTGTTATCTACAACAGCAAGAACCTGCTAAACTACAAAGACGTCGACAACACCACTGATGCTTTTCTGGCCTATTTCAGAAATGATTTCTTGCCATATTTCCCTAGTGAAATAGCACTGGATGAGCGTAAACTGATCAAGGTTGCGCGGCAGTTCTATCAACAGAAAGGCACTCCACAGTCTATTCAGTTCCTGTTTCAGGTTCTATACAACAAGCAGGCTGACCTCTACTTCCCCAAGGACAATATACTGCGCCTGAGTGATGGTAAATGGACGCTACCACAGGCCCTAAGACTGCTGCTCTCTTCGAACAACAGCGGCTTTCCAGTCCAGTCTCTAGTTAATCTGGTCGGCACAGGCAGTGAGTCAGGAGCACAGTGCGTCATAGAGGCTGCCAACAAGGTTGTCGATCCCAATCTGGGCTTCGAGATTGTAGAGGTTTATGTCAGCCAGATCACTCAGCCTTTCGATGATCTAGAGTCGTTGATCGTAACCTATGGCACTGCGGCTAATGGATCCCCCCTGATTTTTGAAGAGAAAATCATTGCGGCACTGTCTTCAGTTCAAATAGATCCACGCAATCAGGGCCTGCTGTATAATACAGGCGATCCTGTGGTCATTATAGGAGGACTAGAACCCAATGACCCATTGGCACAGAAAGGCGTTGCCTATGTTGGCAACATCACTATGGGCTCAGTTACCTCTATCAATGTTAATTTTGGTGGCTACGACTACCGCCAAAATCCTAACACGATAGTCAAGGTAGTAGCGGCACCAGGAGACAATGGTGTCGGAGCAACGGCGATAGTCTCATCCATTGACACGACCAATGCCAAGTATCTGTTGGTCAATATAGACTGTCTAGAGTTTCATCAGAACAATGTGCTCGGTGGCACTGGCTGGGGTTTTGCTAATGATGCTTATGCTAATGGCAACACCCCTATCAGTCAAGCCCTGACTTTTGCTAATCTAGAGTTCGCTCCTATTCGCACTATGAGCATTACCACCGAGGGTGGTGGCTATGCTGAACGACCTAGCATCGAAACAGAGGTCATTTATTATACTGATCTGACCAACTCTTTAGTAGCAGCAGGAGATCCAACCGCCAACCAAACATTTCAGAACATCGACGATCTGGGCATCTTTGCCGCCGTTCAGGTGCTTAATGGCGGCAGTGGCTACAGTAACTCTACTGATGCTATCTACCTTAACACCAACATTGGCAGCAATGCGACGTTCTCTTTCTCTACTGGTGCGAATGGGACTATTAGCACAGTTAATATTGTGACTCCTGGCTGCGGTTATATCGACATTCCCAATATCACACTCTACCTAGCCAACAGTGCTAATCGGAATGCGCCAGCAGCAGGAGTGGGTGCCGCTCTTCAGCCACATGGATATGGACAGGGTGCAAATCTAACCATTGGTGTCAATCAGATTGGCGCCATTATTGACATCGACTTGGTTAATCGCGGATTTGACTACATTAGCACACCTAACGTATCACTGCGCATTCAGGACGTTACTATTGTGCCACTGGGGGCCGAACAGTTTCCTGTGCCAGACTCTCAGGTCTATCAGGGCGCAAATCTCAATGTGGCCACCTATACGGCCTATGTCGATTCACAGCAGCCCAACAATGTTATCCGGCTCTACAACTACAAGGGATCTATCAACGTCTATCAGAACTTGGTAATGACGCTGACTAATGAGACCACTATCAATGTGTCTATCAATCGGGCAGTGAAGAGTCCTGTAACGACCTACGGAAATGGATTAGCACGGGCCAATGCTATCTTCCTCAATGGCCTCATTCAATATCCAGGATTCTACCTCAATACAGATGGCTGGCTAAGCGCTGACCAGTATATTCAAGATGCCAACACTTATCACAACTACTCCTATCAAGTAGTGGTAGAAGAGGCATTATCCACCTACAAGAATGTGTTGCTAAACCTAGCGCACCCAGCAGGTATGTCTATGCTAGGTATCTATGCTATACCAGCACCCGAAACCGTCGATGCTGTTTTTAGCAGCAATATCCAATACAGTGATGATCTAACAGGCACCATCAATGTATATGCCAATGGGTATGTGGTA